CCAGAAAATGCAGATAAATTAGATGTGCCATCTGCAAAAGCATTTAATTCTTTTTTTACATCTTCAATATCATTTTTAACAGAGCCTAGATTTTTTAATGTATCAATATAATCCTTTGTACCAGGTGTTAATTTTTCTAATGTATTTTGTAAATCTTTAAATTCACCTTTTAATTCACTTAGCGATTTTGCAGCATCACCTGTGTTTACATCTATTTCAATTGTAGTTTTTGCCATTTTCTTTTAAGTACCAATTATGAATAAACTCGTATCTCTATACTTGCATTTGTCAATTTACCATCTGTTGCTGCTCCGCTTGAGTTATAAGTATATACAGCTATTGTATTAATGTTTTTTCTTCCAGCCATTGCCTCTCCATTATCTGTGATAGTTAAAAAAGCAACTGTTTTGTTTTCGGTAAACTCACCTGTTACTGTTCCTAAGTATTCTCCTGTTGTATCTCTAGTCCATACTATTCCAGAACTTAATGTATTTTCTAAAACGTATGCAGTTGGATTATTTGTCCCCGTTTGATTAAGTAAAGCAACATACTTTTTATAATTAACACTATTTAATGTTTTAATTCCATTGTTGTAAGTTACATTGGATTCTGTTACTGTTATTCCTGAACTATTTGTTACACTTACATTTGAAATTCCACTTAAAACTGTTACACCTGTAGAACTTGTTACAGAAACGTTATTTGAACTTGGATATACAGTAACTCCCGAAGATGCTAATATTGAAACATTTTGATTATTGTTTCCAACAAAGTTATTATTACCAACTATTATAACTCCATTTCCTGATTCAACTACATTTGACTTTCCGCTAACAATAGCACCTTCTGTAACTATGTTATCATTAAAATAAGAGTTTCTTTGTGTTGGTGATATGTCTAAGTCATCTTTTACACCGCCATTTGTATCAAATCCTTCATCTTCAACAAAAGGAGGCAATGTCTTTAACTTAATAAACTCGCATTTTGTAGGTTGATTATTTACTCGGTCGTAATCAATTATTTTATTTAGCCTCCAATATTCATTCTCGAAAAAGAACGTATCTCTAAAATCTAAACTTTGAATGTCAAATTCATTAATTAAAAAATAACCTGTAAATAGTTTGCTATCCTTATCAGCAATCTGTTCAATATAATCTTTCCAATAAACATTATATAGATTATTAGTGGTATATCTTTCAGGTGAATAATAAACTTGTCTTGGTATTTCAAAGTTTAAATCTATTTTTGGGTTTTGAAAATCATCTAAATGTCCACAATAAGCATATTGATTATTTATAAATTGACCACCCGAAGCTGTAATGTGTCTCCATGGATAAGCTGTATCTTTTAAGCCTCCATAGTAAAGAATACGAATGTTAGATTGACAAGTTTTAATAGTGCCATTTGTATCTAACTGATAAATTTTAGGTATTACCCTATCATGACCTATTGTATTTACTAATGGTGTAGGACTAAATATTAATTCAGTTGTTACTTCACCTTTTAAGAAATCGTTTTGTATATCGTATTTCTTTTGTCCGTAAACTTCTGTGTAATTATTATAATAGTTAGTATTAAAATAATCATTGTCTTGCTTATAGGTAAATAAATATGTCTTATTATTTAAATCACCCATTGGCACTATTTTAGTCTCTTTTGAGTAATCTAATTTTAAAGACCAGTCATTTGTAACTCCGCTTGTATAAAAAGTCGGTCTAGGTTCAATTATTAACTTTTTTGGATTTGTTTTATCTACTTCTACAAATAGATTAAACATTTTAATAATTGAGTTGAAAAAATCACTTTGTTTAATTTTATCAGGTAAAGCATTTGATAAAATAATAGTATCACCACTTTGAACGCTATTATTGTTAAGGTTACAATAGAATGAACTATTTATTTTAAAATTAACTGTTGGATAAGATGTTGCTTGATTTTGATCAGGTATACCTCCTAATGGTGATGCTGTTGTACTATATATTTTACCGAAACCTGGTGCAAATAAAACAGCAGCAGTATCATTTTCAGCCATACTAACTATACCACCTAATATGCCACTATAAACAGCAGTAGTTGCTCCCTGATTAACTAAATTAGTTGAACCTGCTGAAACATTTAATGCATCAGATACATTTGGACTGCTATCACTTGGTTTTAAAATAACAGGAATGGAAGCTATAGGTGTATCGTTACCAAAAGAACTTGAAACAATATATATTGTACCTAATTGATAATTTCTAGGCACATAAGCAGTTGGGTTAACACAATTGTGTGTTACATCTAAACTGAATGAAAACTTAAAATCATAAGTTCCGTTAGCTTTAGCTTGAAATTGAAATTGATTATAAAAAACATTACCATTATCTCTATTTGGTGGAGTTGTTTCATCTTGAAAAAGTATAGGTTCGTTATAAGGTATATTTGGAAAAGGGTAATTATTTGTGTAAGATGCATCTACATCTATTGATTGAACAGTTGTACTCGAAGCCCTAAAAGTTCTATTATCTACTTGATCATTTGTCAATAATAATGATGAACCACCTGAATAAGGAATAATTAATCTTTTGAATAATTCTGTATTGAAAAAGTTTGATTGATAACTAAAACCTGCTTGCAAAAACATTTTATCAATTATTGTCTTTACATAAATAGCAGGATACATCTCTTCTACTTTGAATTCACTATTTATTCTATGTCCGTAGTCAATCATTGGATAAACATATCCAACTCCTATTGGTGCGCTCCAACTTGTTACTTGGTTATCTTTATCTAACGTATGATTGTATTCGCTTAAATCAACATCTCTTAAATAACCATTAGTAAAAAATTGATATACGTTCTGCAATTCACCAAAGAATGCTACTTCATATTCAATCTCGTATTTATCAGTTACATTAACATTTAACAATTGGCAAATGCCTTTAAACTGAATTGCCTCATTGTAAGTAATTTCAGCCTGTGCCTTTAAATTCGGATTAAAATTCGGAGTAAAGTTAGTAGTGCCTGTACTATTAATGACTGCATTAACATTCCATATATTCGAAAATAAATTATTGTTAAACGTAGAGCCTGGTAATATAACAGTCTTGCTCCATGTAGTACTTCTTTTTTCAGGTTCTCTAATATCAGCAATATTAAAGTTAAGAGGTATTGAAACATCTTCTTTTAAATCTATCTGCTCGTTATTGATGTAAATTTTAGTTAAAATCATCATCTTTGTCTTTTTCTGTTTTGTGAGTAAGTAAATGAAACCACTAAATTGAATAGCTGCTGACTAGCTTCATATTTTGTTTGATAACTACTATCGGTAATGTTTACAGAAACTAAATTGCTGCCATCGTAAATATAAACATCAGGACTTGTTACTAATTGTTCTAACCAAATACTTTCATCTTCTGTAATCCAGTCGCTGTTTATTGTAACAGTATCATCTAGTACAGTTTCGTATTGGCTTAGTCCTCTACTTGTTGTTGAGTAACTGTAATTAGTACCGCTCCATTGATTTGGATTACTTTTGTAAGTATTACGTTTAATATTGGTGTTCTTAGTCATTGCACCTGTGAAAGTGTAATAATCGTACTTACCATAATTATTCATAAACTTAAAACGGATAGGTGTGTACTTAGAGCAAATATCTTCTCCGGGATAAATTCTTATCGTTTCACTTACAATTGTACCTGTGCTGTTTTTAATTCTTACATCATAGTATTCCCAATTAACAACGAAGATAGGTGTTGAACCGCTTGATAAGTCTGCATTGACTAAGCTAGTTAACCAGTCATAATCTACTCGAACATTAATTGAACGATCTTGCCTATTGCTTATTGATGCATAAGGATTAGCAACTGTAACTGTATTAAATATCGTTCCTTCATCATAATAGGTTATAATTTCTAAATTATAGGCTTCGTTTACAGAATCTGTCATAAATCCTAAAATAAGTTTTTCACCTGTTCTTGATTCAAAAGTTGGTCTATCAGTTAGAAATTGACTTGAACTATTTTGCAGAACATAAGTGTTTGTTGCAAAGTCTAAAAAATCCAATGGACTGAACACACCGTTAAAACAATAACCTGAACTTGTTGTTAAGTTAGGATAGTTAGTTATTCCACTACTTGCTCCGTATTGCTCACCAAACTTAACCTCATAATAAGCTATCGAGTTCCCGCATTGCTTAAATGTAGTTGTGTTATCATCAGCATCACGAGTTAAAAAGTTTTGAATGATACCAGCCACATCAAAAGTACCATAATTGTTGGTTGGGTTTCTGCCTACTTCCAAACGTGTGTAATCACTTGAACCATTTACATAAATATCTGCTATGTACCTAAAATTAGATTGAGCAACGTTTGTACTACTCAAAGTAAAAATCATTTGGTTGTAAACGGGTGCGTATGCGTTTGGTGTATTGTATATTGTTAGTGCCATTATTCAAATTCTTGTGTTATGTCTTTTTCTAATTGTGGGATTTCTTGAGTTAAGAATGGTTTACCTTTATATCCAAATCTTTTGATAGTTCCTTTTTTAAGAATATTTGTTGCTATTGCATAAGATAAAGACCTTTGTCCTTTCTTGTCTCCTGCTATGCTTTGTAACTCAGGTTTATTGCCTATCCATTCTAAAATCTTAGGTTGTAACTTTTTTCTGTTTTCTTTTGAGTAGCCTTTTGCAGGTGTTCCTTTTTCAAGGTCTTCCCAATAATCTTCGAGTTCAATTGTTACAGTTACACCGTTTTGTTTTTGCTTAATTGGTAATGCTTTTAATGATTGAGATAAATTCCCGGAAGCATTAAACTTATATTTTTCTAAATTATCTTTAACTCTTTTTAAAAAGTCATTTACTTTTTGAGAATAAATATCCTGCTCACCTGTTAGCTTATCTTCTAAATCAGTTAAAAAATTATCTAACTCACTAAATTG